CGCGATGCAACCTCATGAGTCGTTCAACTCTATGAGGCGCGAAATCGTACCACCGACTCCGGACACAGGTTCTTCCCTGTGCGAGCAGATTGAAAGCAAAGTAGGGATACCAATAGCCACTTCTGTCGCGCGAAAATTCGCGGAAATACAGAGTAGGATCAGGTCACCGAACAGCAATCAGAAACTCGCTAAGGATCAGAAGTCAATGTCTGGGCCTATGATAGGAGGCCACCTTCCGGCAGGTTGTTCACCTGCTGATCGGAATAAGCTCTCGAAATCACTTGACGTTATCATCGACTACGCTAAACTTTACGGCTTTCGCACGGGTTCGTTCGAGCGTGAGGCGACCCTCGCACATTGGCAGTTATGCTCAATGGAGTGCGGGTGGATTAAGTTCTTAAAGTATAAGCTAGCCGCATTCATGTCTCACCATTTGGGTGGAGAGTTGCCTGCGAAACCTTTCCTAGCAACCGACCATCCCAACCAACTCGCTGGTTCGTCCCTCGGCCGTTTCACCAATTTGGTGATGAACGGTCCCGACGCACGTTCCTTTGCGGTCGGCATCCTTTATTCTAAGAAAGGAATGCCCCGACCCGAGAAGGATGCCCTTGAACAGGCTTTGGTAAGTACTAAGAATGTCTTGACCACGACCAAACCGACATCATCTTCCCCATTCTCCTCAAAGGCCGTAATAGCCGAGGAAGTAAGGAGGACTTGTCTGGAGGTCTTCTCCTCTCGTATACGGGAAGAAGACCTCTACCATGCTTATGCACCTTCGGTGAAAGCCAATTATGTCGACTCGCGTAGCAAGTTTGGCACTCTTGGGACACTGATGGATGATGCGTTTGTCATGGATAGGTTGCATCCCAGTGCAGCTGCGAAGCTGTATCGGGAAGCCTTGGACATAGGTGAGACCGTTGAAGAGATTAGTGATGAAAGTGTGATGCACGTAAAAGTCCGACCAGAGTTTCGTGCTCGGGTCGAAGGTGTATACCGTGAGGTATACGCCAATGTGCGTCGCCGCGCCCAAGAGGAAGTGGCCAACGTTAAGTTGGTCGCCTTACCAGAGGCACTGAAGGTGAGGGTTATTTCCAAAGGCCCTCCCCTGACGTATTTCACTCTTAAGCCAGTGCAGAAGTTCCTACTCCGACAGATGCGTAAGCTTCGTTGCTTCCGCCTCGTAGGAGAAACCGTGACCCCCGAATTCCTCTCTGAGGTGTTCGGACCAGCCTCGGGTGTGTTTCACTCTTTGGATTACCAGAGTGCGACAGACCTTTTGGACCCCGAGATGTCTCGGGTTGCGGTGGATGGGATCTGTGACGCTGTAGACATGCCAGAGGATATCAGACAACTCTTTCACAAAGCGTTGACTGGTCACCTCGTTGAAGATGTCCCTCAGGTCTGGGGACAGCTCATGGGCTCTATTGTTTCTTTCATAGTCTTGTGCATAGTTAATATGGCTGTAATCCGACACGCCTACGAAATCGAACACTTTTGTAAGGTCTCTGTTGTGGAGATCCCTGCAGTGGTGAACGGTGACGATGGGCTGGTCCGTTCTACGGATCGGTTTGTCCAAATCTGGGAAAGCCTGGCTCGTGTAGCCGGTCTTGTACCTAGTATTGGCAAGGTGTACAGTCACCCTGTGTATTGCAATATCAATTCTACTTCCTACGAGTGGAAACTTGGAAAGTTCCAACTCATCCCATATGTGAATATGGGGCTCGTGATGGGCCTCGGCCGATCCGGTGTTGAGAAAGTAGATGTCTCAGTTGCAAGTCAAGATTATGATAATCCGTTTGTTAAGTCACTCGGTGCGCGTCATCATGCCCTCATTGAGTCTTGTCCTGTTCATCTTCGGATGTCAGTTCATGAGCTCTTTTTGCTGCATAACGCCGAAACACTAAAGCACACGCGTGTGCCCTGGTACGTACCGGAATCGTTGGGGGGGGTTGGTTTAAAACCGCTAATTGTTGAATCTTTTGGAAGTGGTGATGTTGATGAATATCACCGGAGTTATGCTCGAACTTCCACGGGTCACGTTTGTGGACCGTCTCGACTGGATGTTGTGATCGCATGGTCAATTATGGACCGTGCCTACCGCAGCATAACTGTTAAGAAGGTACCTTCCGCTCAGCCGATTCAGGCACGACCAGTCTGGCAAAAGCCGATAAGGGATATTCTCCCTCGTAGGCAGGACGCAGTCATGTCGCAGGAAGATGAGTCCTTTATGGATTTGTCTACCTACTACTTGACGCCATCACTTGTTGCTGTTGAACTGGGGACTTCTACGAGAATGGAGGTTATCCGGCGCAACGAAAGAGCTTGGGTCTCTCTTCTGGCACTCAACAATGACTTCTCATCGAAAGGTGAGGATTTGTTTTTGGAGCCGATGACGGGGATTCGCAGGACTAAGGGAACGGGCGTAAAGCCATTCCGCCTTGTAGGCGCACACCCTATTACTCACCAACCGGTTTACGGTCTATGAGGTAGGGGGGACACTGGATTGTACCAGGTCGAATAAACGTTGCTATGTCTCTGTTTTCTATGGGACCGGTGCTTTTGACTTGAC